ATACACCAATAACATGAGCGAACTCACATTCTGTAAGACCCTTAACCTTCATCAGACTGTTAAGGAATTCTACATCAATTGTCACTGATTTTTTCATTTTCATCTCACCTCCATTACCTTTTGTCATTACCTTATGTCAATAATCTAGCATGAATTTTACCTAATGTCAACACTTTTTGGTAATGGATATTTTGCTTTCGTTGCCTATTGTCAACGCTAATGAGAGAATGATTATCATGAGGAGGTGAAATGATTTTGAGTTTCGGAGAGGAACTTAAAAAATTAAGAGAGAGTAAGGGCATGACGGTCAATCAGCTTGCAATATACTCAGGAGTTAGTGCAGCATCCATATCGAGATATGAAACCGGCGAAAGAGGCATACCAAAACCACCAACCATAGAAAAGTTGGCTAAGGGATTACGTGTTGATTACAACGATTTAATGAAACTTGCCGGCCACATTAGAACTCAGCCTGAAAAGATGGTCGAGGACAAACATCCTGCCGATAAGCTGCTAGAATATATTGAATCAGGGCTGACAGATGAGCAAATAAAAGAAAGAATGGATTTCTTTGTAGACATATTGAAACTAGATGATGAGGAAATAGAAGAATTTATGTCTTTTGTTCGATGGCAGTTATCTAAGAAGACGCAACGGTCTGCTGCTTCAAAATCTGATGAGCCATAACGTGTACTGGTTTAAGTTTTATCGCATCTTTGTTCTCGAGATATTTTATTCCCTCTTCTGGATCAATGCCTAAACGCTTAAAAAACTCATAATCAATAAAAAGTTTATCTTTGTCCATAGAAGCACCACCTGTTAATTGATAGTTAAGATCAGTATATTACGATCATAACAGGAACGACAGTTCTCATGAAAGATGACGAATATGACGGTGCTTGACAATTAAAGGAAAACATATGTTCTGTTTTTAAGTAAAAAAAATGATCGAGGGATTGGTAAATGGGCTTCCGAGTCGGGAGAGTCCTTCTACATCCTCAACTAAAATCACGTGGCCTAACACAGATCGATTTAGCTCGATACATGAAAGTGTCACAATCATTCATATCCCAAATATCTAGAAAAAAGAAACCAATGTCATTTGAATTCGCCAAAAACGTTTCCCACTTTTTAGGCTGTGAAATGAATGACATTGTAGAATGGGAATGGGTGGATGAGGATGAAGGCGAGTAGGAAACTACTCTCCCCCGGATCGAATATAAGCCCAAGCTTTTAAAGTAAGTGCTTTCATGAAAAATATACCACGCTAAGACAGGTTTTGAATAGCAGATTTCAGACAATTCTTTCTATTTGGTAATAATTGCCCTGTTTCAATGTCGAAATAATGGTTAAACGACAAAATAACCATATCTTTTGGATTATATATAGACATGTATTACCTGTTTGTGGATTAATAGGAATTGACAGAAATAGATAAAAAGGTGGTGAGAATCATGAGTGATGAATTAAAGTGTCAGAATTGTAACCATCTGAACAAGATACAAAAGTTTTGTGGTAATTGCGGATCTCGGTTAATTTTCTTACAGGAAGAGATATACGAAAAAGAACGTATCATAGTCCGTAATAAAATGATGAATAAGGCCGGGAATATTGTCGGTGGAATCATTGCATTTGTCGCGATTTGGATAATTGGAAGTGCAATATTGAACTTTGTATTATCAGAATCTGACAGAATATTTTCTGGTGGAATCGCCTTTTTAGTTGGACTCGTTGTTATGTTGTTTATGATATTTGGTGATTTCGGAAAAAAAGAAATTCAACAAGATGACCAAGCAAATACCTGATCCGATCGGGATACTACTGGAGTACTTAGAATGGAATCAGAAAATGAAATACTAGAAACACAAAACCGTCAAAATTTGAGGCCAAACATAATCGGTTGGGTTATTGGATTAGTGGCAATTGCGGTTGTATATTTAGTCTTTAATCTTGTTTTTGTCGGAGGGCAAAAATTATGGCATAGTGGCGACCAGAAAAAGTTAGACCAGATAAAGGCTGTTCTAGAAACAGAAAAGAATGCTATTGATGATGTTGAAGCACAATTAGTTGTGAAAAATATAAACATGGATAAGTTAAAAAAGGATATAGACGCTCTAAAGAACAGCAGAGACATTGATCGTTATAACAGACTGGTAGATGACTATAACATGAAATTAGGAGCGTATAATCAGCAATATGATGACTACGAAAAGCGATTAAACTCCTACAACCAAAAAGTGAATGAGGCAAATGAATTAGCAAAAAAGATAGGATCTACCTGGTACGTTATACCTGTTCCAGTAGGAAAACACTAAGCCCTTATTTGGGCTTTTTCTTATAAGGAGGAACTATGTACCTTTGGTGCTCGCGATGCTGTTATGCCACACACAGGGACCGGTGGAGGTTTGACCTTGGCAAGTATGGTACGTGCCCGAAATGTGGTTGTAGCTCAAACAGGAACGCGATAGAATGGGGATACATCGCTTTGGCGAATGGATATCCCGACATACCCATAGAAGGTTATTATACGATTCAACCCGTTTTATTCTAGGAGGTCGCCCACCATGAAAGCTGTCATCTATTCGCGTATCTCGCGTGACGAGCAGAGTAAATACTCGATCTCTGAACAAGTTCAAATATGCCAAAAGGAAATGGAAGCTGCCGGACATGAAATCGTGGATATCTTTATCGATGAGGGTTTTTCGTCCAAGACAATGAAACGGCCAGCTCTGCAAAAGATGTTATCGCAGATTGGACAGAAAAAGTTTGACATCATTTGCGTCTGGAACTCGGACCGGTTGACTCGTACCACGTTGGACGGACTAACGATGGTGACGACGATGTTTCGGCCGGCTGGGATCGATTTCGTATCGGTTACCGAAGACATAGACACGTCCACATCAGACGGTATGATGATGTTCACTATACGGCTTTCTATGGCTCAGAGAGAGCGCGAACGGATTGCAGAACGGGTTATTATGGGACAGATCGGACGAGCCAAGAAAGGCAAGCGTAATTCGTCTAGCCGCCCATATGGGTACGATGTCGGGGAAGATTTGGCTTTGTTCATCAATGAACGCGAGGCCGAAGTTGTCCGTAAAATCTACGCCTGGTACATCAAGGGACATGGGAAGAACAAAATAGCAGGTATGCTCAATGAGGAATCAATTCCTACATTAGAAGGATCGTTCTGGCGTGAACGGACGATCGGGGATGTGCTTCGGAATATCACTTACACGGGTTCCACTCACTTCAAGCCGAAAAATAGCGAACGTATCGTTATTGAGCACGTACATGAAGCCATCATTTCCATGGAGACGTTTGAGAAGGCGCAGGCTGTCACGGCCCGTAAACAAGAGGAAACGATGAGCCAATCCAGTTACGACTTCCCGTTCTCGACGATCTTAAAATGCGCGGTATGCGGACGTTCCTTTCATGGAAAAAAGAGCAGTCGCGGCGTCCGGTTCTATCGGTGCTCCGGGAAGTATCGTCAAGACCCATGCTTTGTCTCGGATATCGCGGAGAACAAGTTGGTAAACATGCTATTCGATTTATCCAAACTCGACCTGGAGGAAAGCAACACGTTTGCTAAGGAAGCGCCTGAAAAGGACGTATCGAAAGAACGGAAAAAGATTGAAAAGAAACTTGAAGAAAGTTCAAACCGTCGTAGAAACTGGTCTTATGCTATGGGCGATGGAAAAATGCGATACGAGGATTTCTCTCGGTTAATGGATGAAGAAAACAAACGAGTGGCCGAGTGGGAAAAGCAGTTGACCGAACTTGGGAACTCGGAGGAAAAGAAAGCGCCGGTTCGATCTCGAAAAGAATTCGCACGGCAGATTGGGGATATCAAGATCAACTGGAGCAAATGGGATCATGAGGAACGGAAGGAAGTCATTCAAAACCTGTTCAAGCGCATCGCTATCGCGAAAGTACAGGGTGAATGGTTCATAGTTGGGTACGAAGAATTGTAGCAGTTATCCCCGTCTCACTGTATCTAACCGGGAATAACTGCTACTTTTTATATATAAAAAAGCGCCTTCGCAGGCACTCTTTTCATTCCACTCCGATGATATCGTCAATCTTCACAATTTCCTGACCGACCACGACGATTCGTTTCCTCATATCAATCAGTTGTACAATCCCCCGCGCCGGATCACGTTCCCACACTTCCACGGTTACCGCCGTTTGCTCCTCCTTCGACTCGTACAGTTTCCGGCTCATGTCCTCGATCTCCTGTTCGTCCAACACCGGTCGTTCTTGCGGATCCGCCTTAAACCATTCCTTGTGTTGGATGATCGTCTTAACGTGTTCCGGCAGCATCATGCGGGAGGATTCCCACAAGCCGTTGTTTTCGAGTTTCTTTCCCATAAAGCACCTCCAAATGGAACGTATGTTCTTATAATAACACAAAAAAGCCCCACTCGGTTAAAGTGGGGTTAGGGTTATTTGAACCATCCTTCGGCTTTCATGAGCGAAAAGAACTTCTCGAAGTAATTCAGCGCCCATTGCTCATTGCCGTCGTTCTTATTGACGAGGGAATACATATATTGCGTCTGCTGCGATACAAGGTAAGCATAGCCGCGACGTGCTTCCATTGTACTAGCCGCATCGATTCGTATTCGGGTGTCCAATACATCGTTACGAAGTTTGTTCATGTCGATCCCCGGGCAAGCCGTCGGGGTAACCTCGCCATGCCCTTTGATGATCTTCACGTTCGGGAACTGCTCGTGCTGCTGCAGCATCAGGATGACCGCGATTAAGGCCGTTCTATCGTCGTCTGTCATGCCGTCCGTGTACTTGTATTCGCCCGATACGCTGACATGAATCGTGTATCCGTTGTTGCTTGGTACGCCGTATTTGAGCGGTAACAGGTCGTTACAGAGGTAGGCCTGACCTCCACGAATCCAAATGTCATAGGGGAACCCCGGGTCTCCCTTCTCATGATTAACCTTGCTCCCGATATGCCCATTTGCGATCCGTGTCGCTAGTTCGACGTCCGTCACGCCTTCGAATTTATACTTCGGCAGCGCATCATGGTGTACGATGATCGTCGTGATAGCGTTAGGATTACGATTGCCGCAAAGCTGCTCCCACGTATACGCCGGATTGACAGGGATCACGCCGCGAAGGTCGACGATCGGCTTTACATTCAGGTTATTTATTAGATTCGATTGGAATTGTATCTCCACTGGCGGCAGCCCCTCCGTTGTTATTTTTCGTTTTCAGGAAGTCCTTGATTCCACGACCCGTTATATATGCTGCTGCTGCACCGGCGATGTACCATACTTCCTCGTCGCTCAGTTCGATATCCAGGTATGAAGCAAAGCCAATAATCAGACAGGCGAATACGAGCGTAAATAGCTTCGTACTTCCCCAATTGACCGGCTCGCCTTTCTTCATCTTCGCAATATCATTTACGATCGCTACCCCAACGAAGTTAACAGACAGCCCGATGGAGGCAATGAGCTGCGTCGGGTTCAAATGCCATCCAAACCGGTTATTACACGCAATGGCGATCATCGTAATCGTGGATACGAGAAACGACGGAAGCAACCATTTACTATTTGTCATACTGCTGCACTCCTTCCGGGAGGTACTCCGTTTGTTATGATGTCTACCACATGGTTCAGTTCTGCCGATCCATTTCGGCGTATTTCCTCCAACGGGGGGATGATCTGCTCATAGGTATACCGGTCAGCCGTTTCCTTGTCGTACAATTCGCATATGGTCCGGTAAAATTCGCTTTGGTCGGCCGGCTTATCCATGACACAGCACCATTTCACGATCATATGGATCATAGGTCACCTCCAATAGAAAAGACGCCCGGAGGCGTCTATTATCTGTTTATTTCTGCTATTGTGCGCGGCTTATTGCCGGTCTGTTGCTCGATGTATTTCAACAGGTCTTGCAGCTTTTGAAGCTCCTCTACTTGTTGGAAGTATTGAGCTTTATCGGCATCGTATTCCTTAAGGATGGAGCTTATTCCTAAGCCGGGATCCCGGAACTTCTTATCTTGATCAGCATCAGATGGAGTTGTAAAGAAGTTGCTTACAGCACGTACCGGCTGGCCTCCAAGTTGTTCCGCAATGTAAGCTGCAGTCGAATCTATACCACCGAGACTCGCGCCAGCTCCGGGAATCGGGATTCCGAAAAAGTTCGTCGGAATAGAGTACTTCTTTTCCTGTCCTTCGAATTTTTCAATTGGCTTGTCGAAGAAGAAGCTTCGATTCAACGCCAACTCTGCAGGCAATTTCACAAGAGGTGTTGACGAATCGACGATTGTTTTTAATGGCGAGCTAAGTTTCGTAAGGTCGCCCACCGGAAGATTCAACCCAAGGAAACGCCCCTTACCCTCGTCGCCAGATACCGGAATAGCGAAGTTCTCCTTCATCCAATCCGGCACGTTTTCATCTTCAAGCCCAACGGCTTCCTGTGCATTCAGGCGGATCTTATTGACGTTCGCGTACTTTCTTGGATCGTTGATGAATTGCCGTAATTGGAATGGTATATTATTTCGCATCCAGCGATAGAATGGCATCGCTCGAGTCATTATTTCGCGCTCAAACGGCGTTGTACGGCTGTAGTCGAATTGCACTTCGCGGACCTTATTCGCAGCTTGTTCAGCGCTCATTCCCTTATCTCGCGACCATTTGTACAGCGCAAAGCGCATGGCCTGATCGTTAAAGTCACCGAATTGTTGGGATGACTGAAAGGCGTTCAAAGGGTTTTTAAGATCGCCCAATTCCGTCTTTACCCGATTTCCAAATGTACCATCAAGTTTACTTCGCTTCTCAATGGTCCGGCGAATCGCTTCTTCCGGTTCTTCGCCACGCCGTGCAAACTCTACAGCAAGTTGTCCCGATGATCCTAACCCTTCCTGCCGAAACTCTCGGAACAATGGGGATTCTTTACCGTTGACATAAGCCCGGAATGCTTCTTCGTATCCTTCCTTCGTATACTTCGCCAAGTTCTCCGGGCTCATCCCTGCGACATAGTTGTTGAACATCGCGCCCGCAATATTTCGAAGGTGGTATGGCACGGAAAACAAGGTCCCGCGCTTCCAGAAACTTTGTGCGGTGTCAAATGCCTTGATGAAGGAGTTAATGCCCTCGTCGGTAGTAAGCTTCTGGAATCGATCCAGCGCGACCTTGACCGACTTAGTAACGATATACTGGCCCCCGATTTCGTCGGACAATCCTAGGTCAGCACCGGCATCGTCACGGAGGAACTTATAATTGTTCGTATCGATAACAGTTTGATTTTTCGGCAAATCCGTTACCCGTTCGCCTTCTTTCAACTTGCGGGCAAAGTTCGTATTCGATAATACTTGTCTTCGAAAATGTGCCGCATTTGCATACTCGATTAATCTTTTCTGACCAATTGCCGTAGCGAAAAAGGCATTTGGTTCAAACATTTGCCTTTCCAAGCGTTCGTTTATATCTTCAACGCTCCCGGGTACTTGGCGCGGCTTAACGACGCCTTTGCTGGGCTGTCCTGTGCCCTTATTCCCTCGGTCAATAGGGCTTATATTTCGTCTGCGTTTGCGCTCCTCGGCGGACAATACGTGTGTCATGTAGCCTTCCAATTCGCCAACGCCGATACCGTTGTTAGTGGCCCAATCCCTCATTTCATTGTTGGATCGGATGAGGGTTTCCGCCGCCTGACGCACGCCTTGCTCCTGCGAAAGCTCTCTTGCTGGACGTGGAATTTCCCGCTGCATGGTAATCGGATTTTTCGCGGCATTGCGAAGTGCCGAAACATCGTCTGACAATGATTGTATTTGTGAAATGTTTCCTTGCTTTTGAATCTTAAGATTATCGCGTAAACTATCTAATTGTTTTTGAAGTTCTTCCCTCCGTTGGAGCAGAAGGTTGAATTTAGGACTTCCACCTACAACCTCAAATGCCTTACTTTCTGCTATTTTGTTCAAGTTGGCAGGTTGGTTTTTCTCCGATGTTAGTTTTCTTAATTCAGCGTTTTCTCTAGAAAAATACAATCTCCTGATGTCGTTATCTACCTTATTCAAATCATTAACAGTTTGGGTTATGGCTTGGCTGATGTTTCCGATATCCGTAGTTCTCTGTTTCCCAATACCCCGAATCCGATTGACTGGAACGAATTCACTTTCGCCTTTGAACCGGAATTCCTTCGAACCATTGACGGTCCGTGTTTCTTCGATTTCACTCGTCTTTGAACCTTTAATCCGTTTTCCTTCCGACGAAAGCTTGTAAGCCTTATCTCCAGATTTCAGGTTTAAAGGATTGACTGATTCAATACGGGTATCACGAATATCTTTACCAAGGTCTTCGATTTGCTGACGTTTTGCGTTCGCTGCGTTGGTTAGTTCTTTTCTACTTGTTGTGCGTGTTACACCATCCGGAAATTCGTAGGCTTTCACCTCATCAAACTGACGCAACGGCGCTTCCATGATACGTCCGACGTCTGTTCCCTTGTCTAGACCTCCGGCAAGTTTCGCAGCGTCCGCAACGCGCTTCATTGCCTCTTCCGTTTGGTAAGATATATTGTTTTCGGCCTTTCGCTTGGATCGTAGAATCGTATCGTCTGAACGTCCCTTCAAATCCTCGCCCAACTTGTAATCCGGGACGAACAGGCGACCTAATGCCTCTTTACCACTCTCGGCTGCCGGTCTTGCACGTTCAGCCATAAACGTTGCAAACCCCGGTGATAAACGTTCTATTGCCCCGATACCTGACTTTGCAGCGTTCCCAACTCCACGCGCCGCTGTTGATGCACCTCGCGCTAAAACTCCTCCTGGAACATACGTAAGGGGGTCCAAAGCGATATCTAATCCAGTACCGAGTGCGAACTTTCCAATCTTGTTTTCCACTCCGAGAGTTTCCGCTAAGTCAGCTCCGCGAGTACGATCAATGCCAGCGAATCCTCGACCAAATCCACGCAAGGCATTTTCACCTTGAATACCTTCGTTAATTGCATTAACCACACCGGATCCGGGGCGTCCTAGCAATTCCAAAGTATCGAAAAAGGCGTTTTGTCCTTGCGGAAGATTGGTCAACTTCTCGAACCAGTTACGCCGGTCGGCGTCTGCTTTGACATAACCGGCGTCCTCGATTCTGCGTTCTGCATTGGAAATTGAATTGTTAACCTTGCTTACATCGAATGGATTGCTGGATTCTGGAGAGGTGAAGAAAGAACTTGTCTTTTGCGTTCTGTTACGCTGATTCGGCGTTTCCTCAGCAAAGAATGCCATTCGTCACCACTCCTTATTGTCCATTCAATGAAGGGTTTTCCTTGCTAATTCGGTCTAGATTGGCTTGATCAATCAACTTAGAGAACCCAAGCATTCCATATCCGGCTAAATTCTTAAGCCAGTTTGTATTGAATGCTGAATTCCCGGAAGGTTCCTTTTCATTACTTGGATTAAGGTTCGGATAGAGCGTATATATAGCTTGCTTCATCCTTTCACCATCTTCCGATTGTTCCGCACCTATCTTTACCTTGTCGTCAATCTGTTTCAAAAGGTCTTTAGGCTGGGCTTTTCCTGTTGAAAGCATGTCGTACATTGCACTCAAATCCGCTGCATACCGCGGTGTGTTCATGCCTTGTACATCAATGCCGAATTCTTTCATAAAGTCAGGCATTTTTCCTGTTGCTTTAAACGAATCCAGACCTTGCGAGAACATTCTATCTATCTGCTGATTTTTTTGATTTTGGGCCTGTGACTCTAATTGCGCTTTGGTTTGTTGTCTATCAAGATCAAGTCGTTCCCGCGCAATCTGGTTACTAACACCTTGTTGCTTGACCTGATTATTGAATTGCGCTTGCTCCATCGCATAGTTCAGTCCGAAGCGTCGTACATCCTCGTCGAACTTCTGTTTATATTGCTCGTCTGCGATTTGGTCGCGGGCCTGCTTATATTCGAATTCTTGGTCATATCGTTGGTCGCCTACTTGATCCCGACCGACTTGATAGTCGAAGTTCCGCTGGTCCGTCCTTGCTTGAAGCGTAGGCACTCCCTGATAGCTCGCCACATTGCGCGCAGCGTCCGCATAGTCGTTTTCGTACCCGGCCCCAACTTGATCCGCATTGATCCCGAAGCGGGAATAAAGAGCGTTACGGAGTGCCTCAGCTTGCGATCGGAATCCGGCCATTTGATCGGAAGATACGTTTCCACCCTCTGCCTGTTGCTTCAGCGCAAGGATGTCGCCAAGGATGTTCCGAGCTTCGGGGTTCAAGTATGTCCCCGTCAACCCGGCTTCGGTCACCCCTTGGTTAAACGTCTGATTCTCCCGCGCCAGTCCCTGATTGAACGATTGATTCTGCTGCCCACTCAACAATTGGCTGAGTGCCGATAGGTTTCCGATTTGGTCCTGACCTACGCCGTAATTGTCGAGCATCGCCTGCCGTTGCCTATTCGCGTCGTCGTTGTAGCGCTGGTATGCTTTCTCAATCATGGTTGGGAGGAGATTCGTCTGCACATCACTTACTGCCCGTTGCTGGATCTGATTTGCCCGGTCTACAGCTATAGACGAATTACCGATGCCCCGCGATCCGAGACTAACCATTGCATTGTTCTGCGCCGTTTTCGCGTTCTGCAAAGCTCCGGCGAGTGCAGATTGATATTGTTGATCCGTATTCGGGTTATAACTAAACGGTTGTGGCGCTGTATACGTAGGCTGTGACGACGTTAGACGCGATGCCAAGGCGTTGTTAACTTGCCCGATCTGTGAAGTCGGTGACGCGCTGCTGAATCCGCTGAGCGCCTGAGCGAGTGGCGTCTGTCCAGCCGATGTATTCGTTATCGTCTCAGCTCGCGGAGAAATCATATGCGGATATTGTACGGTCGTGATTTGCTGATCTTTATTGGGTCGTGGAGGCCCGTATGGTTGGGCTGTTGCCATGGTATCACCCCTCTAGAGTAATAAAAAAAGCCACCCGAATGAGCGACCTTGTGGTATTATATGGATTGTACAACTGAACTTGGGCGGTTGCGTTCCTCCAGAAAGGGGGAATGCATATGACCTTTTCGACGTCAGAAGTTATCGCGTTAGGCATGTTCTTGCTTGCGCTGTTGGCTTACCTGAAACGAAAATAACCCGCCCAGGTTAGCTGCCAGGTGACGGGTTATTTCTTGTAGAACCATTTAGCAGGAGGATCCCACCCAAGTGTTGTACAGGGAGTCGGCGGCAACCGGCTCCTGTTTCTATTTTTATGATACTTCAATCTTTTTATACCCGCAATTGATGTATCTTCAACATTTACTAATCCAGTTCAGTCTTTCGTTATTACAAGTGGTTCTCCAATTTCATATTTTATTTGGACAGTCTCCAATTCTTGTTTCTCTTTAAAATCATCACAGGCACCGTGCGATATGCACAATAAATAGCATAATAACAATACAGTCATACATTCTCCTCCTAAGTGAGCGTTACAGAACTGATAACCCCACCGTTGGCATTCAACAAGTTCAATATTTTGGAACCGGAATCGTATGATAGTGATCGTCCAGCAAGTGATTCCATCGCGACAGGTTGATTATTTACGGTAACTGCTGTTGTTGCGTTGATTACTGGCGCAGTAATTTTTTCGTTTACCACCATTCCCTGCGAACTACCAATAGTGAAAGTAACAAATCCGCCGGCTGTAAAGGACATGTCTCCGGACTGCGATGCGATTCGTCCAGCAGTTCCCCCAGATGAATTGTTGAATATGATTGCTTTGTCCCCAACGGTTGAGGCGTTCATATACAGGTTGTCTCCGATTGAAACATCTGAGGTAACGTTTATATCCGCGCCAGCGACTATATCGCCACGGAATGATGCGTTTCCATTGGTGTCTATTTCAACGGTGTTAATCGTCCCATTATTAACGGTCATACCGCTAGGATCAAATTGGATATAAGCATCTCCGGAAAGGTTGATCCTGAACGTCGCATCGTGTATGGTTACATTTCCGTCGATGTCTACCGTAAACGTGTTTTGCGAACCATCATTTACCGTTATACCGGTACCATCAATAACAACATAAGCGCCGCCGTTGAGATCTGATCTGATTGTGACTTTTCCGGCATCGAGCGTACCTGTATAAATCTTATTGGCCGTCAGGCGGCGTATATTCACCGAGTCCAGACCGCCGTTGAGCAAATACTCGATTACATCGAATCCGGCTCCCACAGCGGTGCGTACTTTCTCGAACGAGTCATCATGTCCGATCTTTGGTAATGATTCTGTAGCCATGATATTCCTCCTTACACAATGGGTTTGGCGTCCTGGACGAGAGATATTTCTTTCATTGTGATGACGCCTGTAAAGTCGTATTTGATTGTGGCGAAGTTGGTTCGGTACAGTGACCCCGGGATGATTCCGACACGTTGGCTTTCAATTGTAGTCGTGGCCGAATACGTCTGTTGAATGGTGAAGCCTGACGTTTGTTCCGGGTCCGTGCTGGCCGATACCGTGACAGAGCCACCGGATTCAATATCCATGATGCTCCAGCCTCGTTTGAATACGACCTTTTGGGAGTACGATGGTGCTCCGAAAACTTTGCTCATCCAGTAACCGGATATAGCCGAACCATTGTCGGTAGCGAGTCCTCCGACCTTCCGCACTTGGCCTTCCACACCACCGATGTATAGCGTGTTTTCAATGTTGGTCATGTTGAGTGGTGCAAAATTGCGCCAAACGCTCCATATTTGAAACTCTGTATTGTACTCAAGAATCACGTTTGGTTCGGTAGCCCCATCAATGGGGAGACCCACATAAAGCATGCGACCGTCAGTAGACGCACAGCATTTATTTATAGCCGCACTATTAATCCGATCCACGAAATTTTGTACGGGTTCAGAGAATGCTTTACTAACGCTAGTACCACCGTCGTACTTGAATATTCCGGTACGGTGGACAAAATAAATTTCTCCGTTTATAGTCGTTATCGCCTGATTGGATACGGCTCCAATAGAATCATCAATTCGCTTTAAGGTGAAGGCGTCGGCATAAGTTCCGAATAGGTTGTATATCGAATCAGGTTTGAAAATGATAAGTCGATTCGGACCATTACGGATACCGCTGATAACTTGACCATCCGATGATTCTACCTCGATAAATCCGGGGTTAGAATCGTCGTCCGGGTCAGGCGCGGTCGTCCAGTTTGTTCCTACTCGATACTCGGAAAAGTGAAGCGTATTTTTGACCGCGCCCCATAATCGTTCGATGTAGGTTTCGATGAAGTTCAGTCCGCTCGGCGCATCGGTCAAATCCTGTACCGTTGATCCGTCGTATCGCTTCACCGGGTCCGTTCCATTTGCACCAATTAGGTTAATATCCGGGAATCCGCCTTGGAAGTTCGTGAACGACCAATTCGCAGTTGTGTTGAGCGATCCACCGCCCGTTACAGCGCTCCATGAACCTCCGCTATACTTGTACCATTGCCCATTCGACACGGCGTTCAATTCGCTGTTTTTCCAAGCGTACAGACCCAATACTCGAGCAGACAAAGCGGACCCGAGCACAGAAAATCCCGGCCTCGTTTTGATGACCGGGAAATCGGATGTTGTCATATTGGAGATATCTGCAGCAAACGTCGGATCGATGGACATGGGGTCAAGCCGATTGACGCCGCGAAACTGCCGGATCGTGAACGTCGGATTCGGATTCGACTGGCGTAATTCCAACGGCGGGTACTGAATTAATCGCCTCATGCCGTCTCACGTCCTTGGTAATTTTGCGCCGCAATGTTAAGGGCTTGTCGGTATTGTTGACCGAAGTTGCTCGCTTGCTCAATGTCGTTCTGAGCTTCAGCGATGTACTGGCAAAGCCCCAATACGTAGATGTAATGGTACTCTGGAGGAGCATCTGGCGTCTGCGCAGTTGATGTAAGGTTAGTCGTTGCAGTCCTATGGTATCTGACTAATCCCTGCACCCCCGAGCTTGACGGCGCAGCGGACAGCGCGAGCGTCTTACTCGTATCGTTGAATGTGAACCAATTGTGTACCGGTTGTATGTCCTGATAGTTCAGGGAATCGAACTTCAGCCGGCCTATGATGACCTTATCCATGTTCTTCTCGCGTAGTTCTGTTCCCGATAAGGTGTACGTTTTCTGACCAGACACGGACGTAAAGAATACCGTTTGAGGAATTTTCACGGTATTAAAAAAGTCCTGATTGATATTATTCAACCAAGACACTTGCGTCGGCGTTCCGTATTCGTGTTGGATCATGCTCAGGGCTTCATCAATGATTTGTTGGATGGTAAGACCCACGATCTTCACCCCTCGTGTCAAAAGTAAAAAGCACCCCCGAACAGTTAGAAAAAACTGCGGTGGTGCTTCATTTTTTGGTGGTGATATTCAAACGATGCCGTTTGCCATTTGCTCTTACGCTTCAGGATTCGTCTCACTATTCGGTAATACCCATAGGCAAGGATATGGTATATTTTCATAATATCATATCCTTTCTTTCAACCAATTAATGTTCTCCTTTACGACTTTCGCTGGGCTTCCGGCTAATATAACATTTCCTGTTTCAAACGATTTTGTAACAACCGCCCCGGTCCCTACAATGCTATTGGACGGGACCGACGAGCCCTTTAAGACGGTTGTTCTGTTACCCAACCATACATGATCTCCTATTATAACATCCATTGCCAGGTTTATGCGGACCCCATTCATATCTACTATGGAGTGACTGTCTCCTGTGCGGATGATTACATCAGATGAAAACAGGCAGTCCCGTCCTATTATTACTTTCTTGCCTTCAGTAACGGCTATATGTGTATACCCACAAATGGCCGTTGAATCTCCTATCAGTATCGTGTTGTCACTGTCTTCGATATAAAAGTCACCCTTTTCGGCGCGGACTCTTTCCCCGATGACTATTTCATTGTTATTTCCATAAATAGTAAACGAACAATTGTGTAAATAACTCATTTTTTGAATCGTAACTCGGTTATTATTTCCAACAATTTGAATTTTAGTTCTATTCAAAAAACCACGATTTAAACCACTGATTTCGTTTCCCTTCCCGCGAACTTTTACTCGATTTAACCCAATGGTTTTATTGAATATCACGGACATGGTGGTTTGCATTGATGGATATTTCGTAAGGTAGTCTCTGCCCATATGTAATATCGACAAAGCACTACACCTCCCCTTGACGATTGGATAACTTAACCATCACATGTAAAGGGGTATATTGTCAATAGTTACTCTTTATAATGATATTTGTCCAATAAGGCATCAATAGACAAATTATAATCACTTGGCAGTATCTCGAACAGTAGAGCGCCGTCGATGGACATGGACAAATCTTCTCCGCTGAATCTTAGGTTACTAATCGTTACTCCATCGAAACCCGTAAACTTCACGCCAGTCCTTTGCCAAACATTCAATGTTGTTGTTTTTATGCCTTGATTGACAAACGTCCCCCCGGTGTTACCACTCAATTCGAACACGTAAACAGTGGGGTTTCCGTAAGCTGTAGAGTTGAAGGTATGGAGGTAAAAATAAGCTGCATATAGATAATATCGATCTTTTTGAATGAACGTATTGTCATAATCCCGTTGTACCGATCCTCCAGTTCCAAAGGTGACTTTTTGGGATTTTAACCCGTACACTTTTTCCTCTGAGTTTAACGACTTGGTAAAAGCCCCCCCGCCAATAATGGACCATCCGTCCGCAGCTCCATCACCGTTTGTGTCTACTTCGAAGTTTCCAGCCTTCAATAATATATTTTTTGCTATAAACTGCATTAACTCATTATTGAAACGAGTCAACGATGTAATTCCTGCTCTAATTCCATTATTGGTTATTTTCGACGGATTAATGGTCTCACTGTTAAAACTAATATCCGAAGATGTTTCTTCTATAATGATGTCAGTAGGTTGTCTACTCATAACATCTGTGAATATAAGATTTCCGACAACTTTAGAAGAATTACTTACAATCATTCCAATACCCGATACAGTAGAAAGGCCATTGCTATCAAAGCTTGAACTAAATTCTATGTTATGACTATTTACGATCTTAGCACCAACGTAGTGCGCTGACTGTATATCGAAGTTAACAAACTGACTTGCATCGCAGGAACTCAAAATAATGTTAGCGCCATCCGATGGGTAAGGATATGGATTGTCGTTTACAACCCCACTTCCGTCTATCTTGAAATTTACATATTTGTTATGCGATCCTCCGATCCACGCCCCAGCCAGTTCACAGTTCGAAATGTAGAAATTCGAAAATATATTATCAGTTGTTGCATTCTTAAACCCATACCCATCGCATTCCAAGATTTGAATATTACGGACATTGACGACCCAGTTATAATATTTGCTGTTTAAGTTCAACCCATTGTTCCTACTGTTTATTATTAATATGTTAGTGAGTTCCAACCCAAGGCTAGAAGCCTCATAACCTGGTTCTACTTCGACTAGAATCATATCCAGAGAGTCATACAACTCTGGTATTTCTCTTTTAAAAAAGGGATTATTTTCTTTATTACCATCTATGGTGAGGTCAGTAATTGACGAATAAGTAGCATTTTGCATCTTGATGAATCCTGAATTCGACTCATCCTTTAACTTAAGGATGGTACGCCCTACACCGTCCCCGTAGATATGCATGTTAGCCGTCATCAGTATTGGGCCGCAAATGTATGTGCCTTGTGCTAAGCGTACAACGCCTTTGGTGTCGAGGAGATTTTGGATATTCTCCGTATCATCGATACCATTCGGGAGATAAGGCATGATTTCTTCTTGGATTTCCTCAATCTCCGGGTACATGTATCCCGGCTTGAGTCGGAATCCGCCACGCGGGGCTGCGTTATCCGTGATCGTCGCTACAGTTGCGTTCGAATCTGTTGTAACTGTTGCGACCTGAAGATAGTCCACATCAACCGTTCCGGCTGGATGTGACGTTCCGAATGTGAAGTCACCGTCTTTAAAGTCGAGATAATATGTCGCGTTCGGTATGCTCACTTCCAGACTTGTCGCCGCGCGAACTACGAAATCATTGTCCAAATTAACGTGTATCTCTGTTATATCGATGTAGTTACTGCGTAGGACGTTTTTAGTGACGACGCCGCCATCGACTACGTAGTTTACCAGGAAGTATCCTACGTCTTCAAAAGATTTAATTCTATCGTAGTTGTCGTAAGCTGCTTTCGTTTGGGTTGCGATCTGTTGTGAATTCGTCGATCCATACCTACTGTTACCGTACATGTCACCACCCCGTTACACTTATAATTTGTTGTGGAATAGGATCAATCTGGCTTGTTCTGAATTGATTCAGCAATTCGATATACCGGCCCATGTATTCGTTGCGTTGCTGTCCTTCTACAATGTCCGCCACGACGCCGTAAACGAGCAGCATGTGATATTCTTCGTTCAGTTCGGGAGTTGCGTCCATGGTGTTAATATCGAGGTCAGTAGGAAGGTATCGGCGGATCACTTGCAGACCTTCCGCGTAGTCCTCTGTTGGTGTAGGCCATATGCCCATCGTGTCGCGTAGAAGGTAATAGTACGGGGATTTGGAGTATTCCCCAACTCGCCCTTTTCGCAACGTCCGGCGATGCCCGTTTGTGATTCCGTCCCATGGTCCGTTAAAGAATTCGTTGTATATAACGACTTCTTGTATATCTTGCCACGGGAAAGATATTGGATATTGTGATTGTCCAGTGATAATATCCCATGTACTCAAGTCTGAATCTTTCACATACAGCCGAAATAACTGGTTCTGAAGGTTATTTACCTTCCGTGTTACCGATTCATCCGTGAGCGTATGTCCTGTTCTTTCTGCAATATCATCCAATATTTCACGAAGATACATCGATATTCACCTCAATATCCCGCGATGATGCCGGTTGCTGTCGTTCCTGTGCTTAGTACACGACTGACACTGATCGGATGGAATACAGATGCCGAGATGCCTGTGAAAGTCACTTCGGTTCCGTCCAGCATTTCGACAGCCAGATCCCCCGAGACAGAAACGAAAATCGCTTTTGTCGCTGGCAAATAATCCGTATCGCTCGGCGTCACATTCAGCGCCCGGGTAATCACCTGAAACTCTATTGTTCTCGACATTTAGCTGACCCCTTTCAGATGCTTTCTAATGTCTTCCGTACCCCATTTATGCCACCCTTGAGGGTTGTTCGATAGTGTTGCCATACGTTTCAATAGTTCAGGCCGTTTGAGCGCGTCTAGATCGTTTGTAGACGTCTCTTTATGTTCATCGGGTGTTTGGGTATCCCGTTCATTTTCGTTCGTGATATGCCGCAATAGGCGGTTCTGCTCGCATAGTTCGTCGTAAATCATGAGAAGCAATTGCCGATCGATTGAATTCAAGTTCTTTGCTATTTCCTCACGAGAATATCTCATCACTGACACCTCCATAAAAATAAAGAGGAGCCCGTGACGGCCCCTCATGTTTTATGCATCTGCTGTTACCCTTACGACTTCTGTTCCTGCCGAACTGATACGTACGATCGCAGTTTTCGTGGCCGCTACGGTTACTGCCGTGCCTCCGGCCACCTTTATATTTGCAGCCAAGGAAGCATCGACGTTTGCGATGATGTATAATTTATCTTTCAAATTTGCGGCGACAGCAGCCGGAATAATAATGCTGTTCGTGGCATGACCCGTGGATACGGCCAAGATTCCGTTTACGGCTTCTGTAGCCGTCAATGTCCGGTCTGCCGCAAGCGAGAGGCCCGTTAAGGCCCCTGTTTGCAGCGTCACCACACCATCAATGTTCATGCCTGTATAACCTTGTATTTGCGTCGACATCAGGCGTCCCTCCTTAGCTCAGTACGGTGCCGAGGCCCGGATCGACCTTTGCGATAGCGCGCCAGTTGTTACCGGCAGCACCCCACCGGCAACGACCTTTCCAGATGTTGTTGTCCGTGTTTTCGTCGATGTATGATTTGACCGTCAATGGAATGCGCTCCAGCCATACCAACCCGGCATAGTTTTGATTGTATGTGCTGTCCATGATGTACCAACTGTCCGTGCCGGATGTGATTCCGGAAGTGTTAGCCAGGTACGGGGACATGATAACGTTCCAGCGACCGAATTGATACGAGAACGAGTTGTTTGCCGTTCCTGGTATCCCTTCAGCTCCAATTGCATCGAACACCAGCTTTTTGATGCGTGCATTGGCTGGGATAACGATCGTATCCGGCATGATGTTCAGAAGGTTGCCGTCGTCGTCCTTGAACTTCTGCATGGCTTCCTCGACCAAGCAAAGCGCGTCATAGGAGAACGCATTTCCGAAGTAGTTCGATTGCTGCAGCGCCGTTCCTTGCGTCTTGGAAGGGTGGTCCGTAGCGAACAACGCCTTCCCATCTGCCACACGGATATCGAACACCTTTTGGTTTGTGCCGAATGTAAGCGTGGTAGCTTGCCCGCTGTTCAGCAATGAGGAGGCGAACTTTTCCCGACCACGATTGTACGATGTGGCAAAAATGCCGGCCCGTTGCGTGGACTTACCGACCTTTTGGTCTTCGATCATTTGTTGCGTGATCTCGAACGAGTTTTTCCATTCCTCCGGTTCCACGACCTTACTGAACCCTTCTTGGAAGGAGTTTCGCGGATATGCCCCACCTTCGCCCACGGCTTCGAAGTCACCGAGCGACGTTTCGTATGTGTATTTTTCCGCGAAATTGTTTGTTTCGTCCTTCATGAACACGTTGTCGATGATGCTGTGGGCTTCGAATGCCTCGATTTGTTGTTCCAAGAACATTTTGATCGGCTCTTGACTCTTGCCATAAGCCGAGTTATTGACGTTGGATGCTTTCGAAAATACGATACCAGCCATCTGTTTATCCCCTTTCTAGGATAAACATGGGGGAGTGACGGGAGTATACCCCGTCGTGAGTCCCTCCCATGTTAATTAGTGTTTGAAGTAGCCCCGTACCCGGGAGGTTGTTGTTGCTCCGTCCGTGCCGGAGATCAAGAACACGCCACTGGTCGTTGTTGCTGTAACGCCCGTAGCAGCAGTCGAAAGCGTCACTTTCGAACCGACCAATGTTGCCGCGACCGTAGCAGTCGACATGCATTCCCATTCGCGTTCATCATCCACACGTACAACCGGCAATGGGGTAATGCTCGTTGCTTCGGCTGCTTGTGTACGCAATGCGATGAATTCCGGCGTTGCCGTTGCGCCAACTTTGGTAAGGCGTCCGCTCGTCTGAACGAATCCTTCGCCCATTTCAGCAGCTTCATTGTCAGTCAACAGGTAATACTCGAACGGATCCGAAGCGCCGTCGAGCGATTTCACAGGCGTAAATCCTGCCATGTATGATCATCCTTTCACGCTCTTTTTGTAATGATCTCGCATTTGGTCTTCCGTGAGCTGCTTGCCTTTCGGGAGTCGTCTATTAACCTCCCGGTACTGGCGCATCACATCATCAGGAACGACAAATACCTCTCCGGCGTCTCCATTACTCCCCGGCTTGAGGTGGTCCTTACTTTTGATTTTGTTGCGCGCCGCCTGTTCGGCTGCAGCCACTCGCTTTGCGATGATGTCGTTCTGATTCGCCAACTCGTAAGCATCCTTAAGCGAATACCCGCGTTGTACTCGCTTTACGATTTCTTCGCTGTTCGGCAGTTTCAAAATGTCGTCGATGCTCGCCAGTTTGACGTCTGGATAGGCTGTATTCAGTGCATTGATCTCACGTTGAATCTCAGCTTCCTCCTGCGTCTGACGGGCTTTTACAACGTCTGGATGGCCTTCCAACTCATCACGAATGGCCTTCTTCATTTCGTCGTAATCCAAGCCTTTATCGGCGTATGTTTCGCGCTTACGCTGTTCCTCGAGCGATATCCGATAGTCTTCCATCGTATTGATTCCGAGGTGACCGTAGTTCGTCTTAGCCCATTCGTCCTGCGCCTTGATTTTGCGTTCGGCTTCTTCGGCCTTCCGGCGCATTTCAGCGAACGCTTTATCTTTCTCGAAGTCCCGTTGCGGTGGTTCTTCCTCTTGTTCCGGGTCAGCGGCTTCCGGAGTTTCTTCGCTTTCCTCGGCTTCCTCATGGGGCTTATCCGAGTCAAAGGATTCCCATTCCACATCTGCCGGTTCTTCTGGTTCGTTGTCGCCTTCTTCAGCGAACAATTGAAGGTTAAGTTTTAATGGGAGTTTGGCGACTTCTCCCGCGTTTGCGCCATGTATAGGGTGATTCATTTGCGTGCCTCCTTGGGATTTTTGCGCGTCCCCATGCGATTTACTTGCTACCACGTGCGCGAAGATCGCCGCCTTTAACGACTTCCGGCTTTGCCGATTTTGCGGGCGTGTTCGGAGCTTTTACATACTGTGCCGATGCGCCTGTTACCTTGATTTGCCCTTGCGATCCATTCGGACGGTTCGTTCCTGCCATGTTGGTTGCCTCCCTTCTAACTCGTAAACTGGACATGATAAAGGCCCGTTGGATTCTCACCAAGGGCCTGTTATGCAGCTCCACTTTCTAACTGGGTACGTATCGCAATCCGTTCATCCTGCGGCAAAGAATTGAACATCTGTTGTTGCTCCGGTGACAGATTCATAAACTCGTTATCAAAACTCGCTTTCGGCGGTTGCCCGCCTTGCGCCGACATCGCAGCCTGTTCAGCTTGCATTTGCACCTGTTGCATCTGCTGTTTTTGCTCGATCTGAGCTTTGATCTGCTTCGCCATCGGGAAGTTGAGGTATTCCAAGATGGTCCAGTACTGGAGCTGATCGATCGCACCGGCAGCAAGCATTTCCTTGACCTGGTTGTACATGAATATCGGATCCTTGGGAAGTCCGCTGCCAACGTCCGACGAGAACAGGAAGTCCGTGTTGTAGTAGAATTCCCCGTTAGCGTCCATCATCAGGAATTTGTACTTATCGAATTCGGCATATCGCGTATTTCCGTATTCATCCTTCGCGGTGTACGGCCTCGGCTCGTCATAGAATGCAAGCATGAGCTGAAACATCAGCTCAAACAATTCTTTGAACGCCGCGTTTTTGTTGAACTGCTTCGACTGTAACCGTCCGGACGCTTGTTGAACCTGAATCTGCTTGGCTACCCCGGACTTTGCGCTCGGGTCTTCCTTTCCCTGAAACGAATCCGTGATGCCGAGCATCGACTGCGCTTGTTTGTAGATGATCTCAAGGTATTGCACGTCCTGTGTGATGTCCGCCTTAAGATCGATCGTTTTAATCAGTGACAATTGCTGCGCTGTACCGCGAATCGATTGATATACAGCGTCTGTAATCTGAGTTGTCATATCATCAGGCGTCAATACTGCACTACCTGATTTGATGACCTTCTCTTCCGTCTTCGTCAGTACCTTTTTGATTGTGTCCTGATGATCCCGAATAACGTCA